TATACTTCCAACAACCGATATTACATACGATAAAGGTGTACAGTATCGATTATACGGTATTGACTATAATGAGTATTTTTCATTTCATCACCCTTATTATACCCTTTTATATAAAAATAACTCTCATTGGTCTTCTCAAAAAAATAAACTTTTACATACAATGGATAATCTTGAATTATTACAAGTATATACGTTTTATAAAAAAATTAGATTAGGTTCAGATACCGATGGAGGATATGTAGTAGGAGAGCTTTATGGAGGATATGATTGTTATATTTCTGCTGGAGTATCAACTGAAGAAAGTTTTTCACGAGACTTTATTAATAAATATAATATGAATAAGTATAATAGTTTCGCATTTGATGGAACAATAGATGCATATCCTACTCAATATACTCAAAATATATCATATTTCAAAAAGAATATAAGTAATTATAATGATGATAAGAATACTGATTTGATATATTTAATCACACAGTATAAAAATATATTTTTAAAAATGGATATAGAAGCTGGTGAATATCCCTGGTTACTAAAACTAGATGAAACACAGTTAAAAAGATTTAAACAAATTGTAATAGAGTTTCATGGAATTACAAATGATAGCTGGGGGCATAAATATACTGATAAAATATTATGTTTAGAAAAATTAGCAAACACACACTATTTGATACATGCACATGGTAATAATAATTCGCACACTGTGGATGGCATCCCTGATGTCATAGAGTTAACATATATTAATAAGGATTTCTTTGATTCGGTTCCCGATTTTAACACAGAGCCTCTGCCAATTCCTAATTTAGATTTCCCAAATGATCCTTCTAAAGATGATATTTCCTTAAAGTTTTACCCATTTATAGGAAAAGGAAATATGGAAGCTGCTTTTACAAATATCTACGTAAATAAGGCTTGGGGGGATAATAACATAGTTGAATACAGTGGTAGTAGTGGAGAAGGTAGTGGAATACAATATAATAAAGAATACATTTCTTTTTTGAAAAAATTTATAAATGAAATGAACATTAACAGTGTGGTTGACATAGGGTGTGGGGATTTCAGATGCGGTATATCAATATATGATTCATTCGATATATTATACACTGGGTACGATGTATATAAAAAAGTTATCGAATTTAACTTAAAGCAACACTCATTGCCTAAATATTTTTTTACACATTTAGATGTTTCTACTTACAAAGAACGTATTGTATCTGCTGATATGTGTATACTAAAAGATATAATACAGCACTGGTCTTTAGATAATATTTACAAATTTTTAGATTATTTAATAGATAATAAAAAATTCAAATATATTTTGATAATTAACTGCTGTGATCAAATAAAAGATAATACAGATATTTCAGATGGAGGTTTTAGACCATTAAGCTGTGAATTCTTTCCATTAAAGAAATACAATCCCGTAAAACTATATAATTATAATACGAAAGAAATATCTCTTATACAAGTAAGTATCTAGAGTTTTAATTCAATATAATGTTTACGACACACTGGTTTATAGGACTCCAGCCCCCCTACAAAGATCTGTGAATTTACATCTTCTCGTATGAGGGCAGTAAAAGGAGCAAGTGTACCATCCTTACACATAGAACAATATGCAGTGAGACGAGTTACGGTATCAGCAATAGGAATACATTTTAATACTTCTCCTATTGGTTTTCTTTCATAATCACCATCGAGCCCTACAAGTATCACATGCTTCAGGTCTACATCAACCATTTTACACACAGTTGAATAGAGATTCTTGAAGAATTGAGCTTCTTCAATAATCACTATGTTTGTCGAATTATACTTTTCATTTGTGAAAATATCGTGAAGATCCAAACAGGGTGTTGCTTCTATCATACGACCATCGTGTGTTTGGATAGATTTTGCATCAGATGAATATCGCGTATCAAGAGCTGATGTGAAGATAAGATACTTCCACCCAAGGACATTTGCTTTTGATATACGTGAAAGGAGGGTAGTCGATTTACCTGCGCACATTGGTCCGCATATTATTTCAAGTGACATTTGCCCTTGAAAAGGAGACGGTTTGTTTCAAATTTTATAAAAGATCGGAAATCCATTTTAGCTTAGTATTCATTGCTAAGGTAAATTGTAAGTCAGATGCTTTCTTAAAGGTAGGTTCCCCCTTCACATCCATCTCATATGTAAGGTTATATGTATTATATGCTTTTACTTTCTCTATAAAAACGTCTATATCTGCCTTTGTTCCTTTTAACCTGTCAGGATACTCTAGGAAAGCTTTGCGTAACTTATCCACGGATAAGTAAGGACGGTGTGTTGAACCATTTCGAATTAATTTTACACGATGTATATTAAAGGCTGACTCTAATGCTGCAATATACATATTTGTTAGTAAAATAGGGTCTTTCCATTGAATAGATTTTGTATGATTGATTGCATTGAAATACATAATAATATCTCCTTCACTCTCAACATGTTTTCGTAAAACAACTACATCAAAATCTATAGGAGAAGGAGATTCTTTATAATATTGCCTTAGAACTTCTGCACGATGTTGCCCGTCGATTATGTATTGCGTAAGATGATCAGCGCCTGTAGCATCCGCTTCATAACACTCAATAATTTTATATCCATTATCAAGGTGTTGAATATTTGACCCTATTGCTGTTTTAATAGATTCTACATGCCTATAATCCATTATTCTATTACCTTGCCATGTTCGAATATTAGTAAACTCTTTTGCTGGCATTGTACATAATGTAGAACCGTCGTTTAGTGTATAAATAGTTTTCATTGTTATACTTAGATAGAATTATGTGATTTTGTCAATTTTTATATGCCCTATGCCTTAATGCCAAATGTCTGCTGAATCCAATCTCTGTCTTGGCGAAACAAATCACTGAGTTCAGGGCTTTTATTTTTATTAAAAATAAAAAGAACATTTAGTTTTTTCCAAATAGATAGACTATTATGTGCAGCAACGGCTTTACGAAGCGCAGCCTCCCTCTCTCCCTTTGATAGGTTAACTACATCTGAATATCCAAATACAGTCAAATCACCCTGACGAATAGGACCTATACGAACACCTGAATCAACCTGACTCCCCTGTTTGCTAATACATGCTGCAGGAACACGCACAAGTCCACTCTTTCCTTCTCGAACATACGGTTTCCTTCTTGTTTGGCCAGGCCCACAACGTTTCACTCCTCGTTGGCTCATAGACCATCCACGTAAACGCATATGTGCTTTTTTCAGTAGACCTTTTTGGAAATCACTATATCGTTTAGGATAGGATATTACTTTCGAAATACACGCTGCAGGAATACGTTTTCCCCTGCGTGTATATGATTTACGAAGTATTTCCCCTTTTGGGCAATCCATTTCTATATTATCTAAATTTTTATTCATACAGAGCCTTCCACACTGCTTTATGAGTAAGGTGGTATACAAGGGCAAACACAAGACCATGTACAACTGCAACAGTCAGGAGAGATGAGCCCTTAGAAGGAAGAGTTACTAAAACACCAGGTGTTAACAAAACAAAGAGCAAAGTCACAAAAAGGGACATGTAGAGGTGGAACATTTTCTACTTATATAGAACGAATAAATTGCCAACGAAGGTCAGCGCATATACGTTCCCATATTTTATCCTGGTTGTATAATTTATCCCTATTTTTCAAAAGGGGAAAGCTTTGTAAATAATCATCTAATTCAAGAAGCTCACAAAACTTGTAAAGGACGTAGGAATATGATAAGAAATTGCTACGAGTCTTTGGGCAATGTTTAATAAACGAACTTTGAATTTCTTTGAACATGAAACGCAGTTTTTCTTCTACTTCTCGTGACATAACAGGTGCATTTTTACCGTTAATACGATTCAATATATAAGGAACATGTTCATAGAAATTTGTACATCGTAGCTTCTTCAGAATCTCTCGAATCTTGCCGGGCTTTATCTCTTCAATATTGGAAATACGTTCTTTTTTCAATTCCTCCATAATGGCCTGGAAAATTTCTTCCGGGATGTCTGTACTTTCTTTGGCTTGGAATTGGGCAAGCCATTCATTAAAATGGTTAATTCTTTTATATGCATAATATGTTACCTCACGTGGAGGGTCTTTATATGAGGGTTTATCACTATCAATTAGAACAAATTCCTGATATCCGCATTTTTCACAAAAAAATAAAGCCTCTATATTACTAAATTTCATTTCCACATCACATGTTTCACATATTCCATTAGGGTCTTCCGACACAGTTTGAATAGCCCTGGCATGTTCAGGATCCACTTTATGGAGATACTTTTCTAATAAAACATCTCGACCCTCCGTTTCTTGTCCTTTGGTTTCTTGCCCCCTAGCTCTGGCCTGCTGGCTCGCCACCTCTGGTTCTCCAAGGGCGGCAAGCACACTCCCCGGCTTTGCTTTGATTCTCCTAGCTGGCGCATGCCCACCATTGTTAATTTTATCTTGAAGTTCGTAATATGTATACAATAATTGCCCTGTGTTGAAGAAATAATCATATACATCCGAATCTGTTGTTAGACCTTCCTTCTTTTTCAGTAATACATTCAATTCCCCCTCCTTCTTTGCTCTTATTATTATATCTGTGCTTTCTTCTATTTCAACCTTTACAGCCTGTATCATTTCTTCCAGTTTTGAAAGATTCTTCTTTTCTTCTAACATATCTGTTATTTGGCATTGATGAAGATTATCGAGTGTTGTTCTACCTTCGAGAGGTATTCTCTTATTTGGTTTTATATGAAACGCCATCTACCATTCTGAAATTTATTAGTTTAAGTCCAAATTTTTTTTCTAAGAATGGGTTATAAGAAATGACGGGCGGTGGTTTAATGCAATTGGTAGCGTATGGCGCACAGGATGTTTACCTGACTGGAAATCCCCAAATTACTTTTTTTAAGCTTGTTTACCGTCGTCATACTAACTTTGCTATGGAGGCTATTGAGAATCCCTGGAATGGCAACCCCCGTTTCGGCAACCAGGTGACCTGCACCATTCAACGTAATGGTGACTTGATTTACCGCATGTATGTGCAGGCCACCCTGCCCGCTGTGACTATTCAGTCCAGTGACGGCTCTGGTGCCTCATTCCGCTGGCTCAACTGGGTGGGGCACAACCTGATTGACTGGGTTGAGCTCCAAATCGGTGGACAACGCATTGACAAGCACTACGGTGACTGGCTTCACATCTGGAATGAGCTCACTCAGGAGCCTGGCAAGCAGGCTGGGTATGCTAAGATGGTTGGCAATGTGCCCCAGTTGACCAACTTGCTCATCTTTGGTGGTGAGCCTTGCGACAACAACTGTGCTGGTGGTGAGCCCAACATGTCCAGTGACCTTCTGGCCTGCTCTCCTGAGTATACCCTCTATATCCCCCTTCAGTTCTGGTTCTGCCGCAACCCTGGTTTGGCTCTGCCTCTGATTGCCCTCCAATACCACGAGGTGCGTATCAACCTCCAGTTCAACGACATCCAGAATTTGCTGTGGGACTATGCCCCTAACAACACCTCCAACAACACCCACGTGATCCGCGACCGCGTGAACGCTGCTAACTTGGTGGCCTGCTCTCTCTATGTGGACTACATCTACCTCGACACCGACGAGCGTCGCAAGTTCGCCCAGGTGTCCCACGAGTACCTGATTGAGGTGCTTCAGTTCACTGGTGCTGAGTCCATCAACTCCTCCTCTAACAAGCTCAAGCTCAATTTCAACCACCCCTGTAAGGAGCTTGTGTGGGTTGTCCAACGCGATTCCTATGTGTCTTGCGATGACAATGTGATTAACCCCTGGAAGGGACAGCAGCCATTCAACTACTCCGATTGGTGGGACAGGGCTGTGACTGAGTCTGGTTACTCCCTGACTCGCGTGGAGGGCATGGCTGGTAAGAACCCCGTGGTAACTGCTCTCCTCCAGCTCAACGGTCACGACCGTTTCACCGTGCGTGAGGGACGCTACTTTAACGAGGTGCAGCCCTACCAGCACCACACCAACGTGCCTTCTGTGGGTATCAACGTCTACTCCTTTGCCCTGTCCCCTGAGCAGCACCAGCCCTCTGGGACATGCAACTTGTCCCGTATTGATAACACCACCCTGCTGCTGACCGTGTCCAACAACGCCGTGGGCGTGGCCACCAGCTCTCAGGTGCGTGTGTATGCCACCAACTATAACGTGCTCCGCGTGATGAGTGGTATGGGAGGTTTGGCTTATTCCAATTAAGGAAGTGGAGACATTTTGTATTACTTTTGTATTACAATTCTTCTTCCTAAGAATATGGAGACATCTCCTGTAAAAGAGTGAAATATATAATATTACATGTTTCTATTCAGAGAATGGAAACCTGTAAGGCGATAATTCAAGTAGGAGAGAAAAAATATACATTAAAGAATTGTGTTGCATGTTGTGGTTCATGTAATGATATGAAGGATGAACTTCCATTTTCCCGTCGGTCTAATTTTAAAAACTGCTTGTAAGATAAAATGACGAAAACTAGTAAAACCAGAAAGGCTAGAAAGATTCGAAGGTGTAGAAACAGAAAAAACAGTAAACGCATGCACGGTGGGCAATTAATTAACAGCGGTAATAACACTTGTGTTTATAATCCCCCTATTGAATGTGTCGATAATAGTGAAATACCACCAAATCACATCTCACGAATCGTACCCTCCGACTCTATAGAGCCGGCGGTTCAGACAAATATAAAAACTGCTCTTACGAATATCAATCCAAAATATCTAAAGCATTTTAATTTGGCTACAAAAATATGTAAGGCTAATTTCAAACAAGAAGATTTGACCAAAAAATGCACAGTAGAAAAGTTAAGTGACACCATTCAATTTGGAAACACAAATTTAATTAATATGCTAACTCCTATACAAGAATCTGATATCAATAGAAGTGACAACAATAAGTTATACAAAAATTTAGAAATAACTAATGCAGCAATCAAAGATTTTCTTCACGCCATAGTTGAAATGAACAGTTATTCAGTCCAGATTTTTCATACGGACGCACACTTAAGAAATTTCTCATGGAAAGGGGATACAATAGTTTTACATGACTGGGAAAAATGTATTATAGGAGACGCAAATCTACTAATAAATACTAATGGTAGCACAAAGGACAGCTGGCGTTTATTTGATTATACTATAGAAAGTGTAAAGGAGCGAAGGTATCTTAGTGAATACCCATGTTGGACTGAAATTATAGAAGCAGTGGGTTTTACATTTGACAGATTTACCCATGTATTTCCACCAAATCACGATACAGTCCATTATGCACATGAGATATTATTTAGATTTTGGGATTTATTTTCAATAATGATTCCAATATTTCAAGTCTATTTAATGGCTAAAATAAAAGTACCCACATTTATTAAACTCATTGGTGAAAATGTAAGATATTATTACTACGAATTATTTATGTATGAAAAGGCACATGTTGGGTCCGCTAATCTTACGGATAGAAAAACAAAATTAGACAAAATTACAAATAAAATACATTATATTATAGAATCTGCTGTTGCTGATGCTGCTGTTACTGCTGCTCATGAAAAAAGAGAAATTGACGCTGAATTATTAAAACTTGTAGCCAAACATGCGAATTCTAGTCCCTCCAAACAAGTTCTACAAAATATGTTACTGGCCGGTGCTATATAAGTAAAGTACAGAGTGAATGTTTGGCAGCACAAATATTAATCTGCCGTTTATTAGTATTGAGTTAAATCCAGAGTATTAGACCCGTGCGGATTTTAAATGAGCGTTTTTTGAAGAAATCGCCTACAAAAAAAGATTTTATCCCATTTGAGAAACTACTCAATTTGGATAGCATCTTGCCTTAAAAGCGTCCATATTTTCAGTCCCCATTGAGAGATTACAAGAGCCACATACAGGTCTTAGATTAATTGCCGTATCTGTTCCATTATTTGAATGAGATACAATGTGACCTGCGTGCCAGTCATCAAATACATCTAAGTCCTTTTTACAGCAGAAGCAAGAACCCTTTGTAGATTCACCAAACTGGATTTTCCAAGCCTCGCCACGAATCTTCTTGGGGATTGCCTTGCGTGGCTCTGAGTTTGCATCCTTGATTGCTACAGCAATATTCTTTATCGGTACGCCTTTTGCCTTAACAATCTCTTGGAATGATACGCAACTATCGTAGTTTGACATCATTTGCCACAGATAATGTTCCTTGAACGCATTATTATCAGCCCAACTATTTAACTGGTATGCCTCTTGAATAGACGCATAACAGGCCGAAGCCTTTGGATCTACCGAAATCTGTTGCATCAGCCAGTTCTTAATCGGCTCAAGAATCTTATGCCTATCATCTCTGTTGTGGGCACAAATCATCTTCTTGAACTTGTAAGATGGGGTATTCATTTTGCTAAGTGCTATTTACCACGGGAAATCGTCAATTTTTACTGGCTTGTATATCATACCTTTATTATTTGAATAAAGATATATTATATTTAT